ATGAAAAAAAGTTTGCTGGGGTTGATTGTTTTTTTATCCTTACTGACCCTTACTTCTTGCAGAAATAAAGTGACCACAAAAGAGCTGATGGCAAACGAGTGGGCCGTAAACTCCAACGTTGATGAAGTAGTAATGATTGTATCATTCAGCGAAGATACCGCTACTTTCAAAATCAATACAGATGAACACACATCAACTGCAAAAAATGATTTGGAAAAAGCAGGCGAAGAATTAGGTAAACAAATTGCAAATAAAATAGAATACAAAGTCAAATACCATCTAAAAAACAATCAAATTCGTTGGGAAAATGAAGGAAAAGAAGTAGCTTACAAGATAAAAAAAGAAAAGCAAAATCTACTTTTCACTCCTACTAAGACAAACAATTCTGATAACCAAACAAAACTAGTTTTGAAACCTTACACAAAGAAAAGTATTGATTCTTCCACTCAAAAAGATAAAACGGAAGAAACCAGCTCTAATTATCAAAACGTCTCATCTGAAACAAACCAATCTACCTCTTCATCTACTACTAAAGAACCGCTACCACAAGTTAGCTTAGCTGATTTTATAGGCGGTTGGGGTATTCCTCAAAGTGATAACTTATTTTTTATAAATGCTGACGGAACACTCACTAGCATAACTCAATCGAATGTTCCTCTTCAAAATGTAAGTTTTTCTGTGGATGAGAATGGTAATCAAACAATGACGTTTCTTTTGAATAATACGCCCCGAACAGTAACGAAAAATAATGATGGTACTTTAACTGTTAATGGACAAATATACACTTATCTAGGTAATATTACGTTGGAACAATTAATTGAAAGAAATACTCAAACTCAACAAGTTTTTGAACAATCTGAACAGCAACCACCACAAAACTCTGATTCTCGTGAACAAATACAAAATTCTAAATCAGACCAACCTATATACGATACGGTACGAAGTGGTGAAGGTGGGCGACAGTTAGCCGAAAGAAATGGTTTAACCTTAGAAGAATTATTAGCATTAAATCCAGGCATTGAAACTTCTGTTTTTTATCCTGGTCAGTCATTACGAATTAAATAGAAATTTAGGTATACTAATAGATAATAATCTATAAAAGTAGAACTGGACCATCTACCATTTACTTTGGGATACCAGTTGATGGCAATAGGTTTGACGAAGTGGAACTAGACCTTGTACCTACTGGCTCAGCAAAAATTGCGACATTTGATATAGCAGTTGGGCATTGATTAACAGCATGCATATAATTTGATAATATGGAATATAAACAAAAATGTCTAAGGAGCCTAACATTCTTTCAAGAAAGAATGTTAGGCTCCTTTTATTCAGACAATTTCAGCCACTCCTTGCGATTGCAATAGGACATAGTTTTTACAAAGACAAAATGATAAAGCAAACCGTAAGCTAGCCCCAACATATTTAACAAAATTCTTAAGTAAAGACTTGTTTCTAGCCCAAATATCATAGAAGCTGCCATGATAGCACCAACACAATTAAAAATCGTTTTACTTTTATAAGATGTGCATAAGCCTAAACAAAGTCCTCCTAAAATACCAAGTAGGTTCGTTGGTATATAAAATAACAAGATAGCCGATACTAGAGAACCAATAACGACCCCTATTATTCGTTCTTTTGCTCGTTCAGACAATTTAAACGTATCATACCCAGAAAATAATGACGAACTAGCAAATGTTGCCCACATAAAGCGGTCAATCTGAAGGTGCGTTCCTATAAAAAGTAATAAGCTAATGCCTAAAGCGTAATAACCAAACCAAATATTTCTTTGATTAAAAAAACCATTTTCTGTAACCATCTGTATAAAAGTAATCTCTTGATCCAATTTTTTATGTTTCACATGATAAACAAAAGCTAAAAGTAGATAAGCAAACACTAATACAAAGAAAGTTTGTTCTAATTGCTGAAACGATTGATAGTGAACCGTGCCAACTAAATATAAGTAGGAGAACGTATACAAGCCAGGATTACCCATTTTAGGGTTTTTACCAGTTAAGAAAAACAATGCCAGCAAGCAGATAAAATGAAGGCCCAATTGTAAAAATGATACAGAAATCAGTGAAATTAATGGACTAACACCTAGAATTGTTAACACGATTCCTAAACTAAGCAAGGCCTGTTTTTCCCTGTAGCCATATGAGACGAAACGGATACTCAACAGCAAACAAAATAATACAATTGAAAAAGGCGCTACAGCTTTTCCAAAGAAAAAAGTAATCGTCGACACCCATAAAATCGCAAACGAAACTAATAAAATATCCCTTATTAACAAGGCGCGCCAAAAATATCTCCGCTGTTTTTTAGTGTCCGCTTGATGAATTTTTTGTTTTAAAATAAATGGATCTAACTGCAATAATTGATAAAAAGTCACCTAAAATCATCTCCTAAAAATCGACTCTTCTCAATTCATTATTCCAACTTTTTCTTCTATGAAATCATAAGAAAAGTAGTTGTGACGAACATTTTACTACAACTTTTTTTCTGAATCAATACATGCTTTATTTCTTAATTCAATACCTCTCCCGATACGATTTGCTTACTTCATAAAAAATAAGCCTAGAAAAAATCAAAACGATTAATTCTAGACTCAAACTTAAATAACTGTTGAACAAAAGCTAGCGCTTTTTTACATAAACTTTTCCAACAGATCCATTTCTTTTTCTAATTCTTTTTCATCATACTTGTCATACTTACCAGCTTCGTGTGCAATTTTTTTAATCTCATGAATGGCTTTTTTTTCAACAATCCATTTCTTCATACTATGTTTTTTTGTATCCTCATCTAGCGAGTCCAACTCTTCTAAACTTGCATCCAATTTGTTCAAAACGTCGGCAATTTTTGCTAATGCTTGCGCTTCTTTTTCTTCATAGTTTGACATAATAGACACCTCTTCTTAAGTATTTTTCTACTTTAAGTGTACGTCTCTGTCGTTTTATTTGCAACTAATAACTCAACTGCTTCTCGGTACGGAGGATAAGGGATTCGAACCCTTGCACGATGTTACTCGCCTAACGGTTTTCGAGACCGTCCCCTTCAGCCAAACTTGGGTAATCCTCCCTCTACATTCCATCTACAAATGAACATGTAATGAATCAATAGATAAAAAGCCTAGACCCTTACACAACAAGGATTCTAGGCTCTGTCTAACTAAATTATTTAGTTTCACGGTGTAATTTTTCTGCAACACCATATTTAGACAGACTAGAACTCACAAGGGTTTGCGTAATATCATTTTAATTCAAATTAGCAAAATAGACTATAACAACAAGATAAAATCTACATCAAAAAATTAAAAAAGGCAAGCGAATAGATATATAAATCATACCGAATAAACAAAAAAATCCCTACCTCTCACAGTGAGAAGTAGGGATTTGCTTATTTCTTAATAATTCAATGTTTGACCAGGATAAATCAAGTTAGGATTTGCTAATCCGTTTAATGCAGCTAAGACTTGATAATTAGTGCCGAGTTTGGCTGCAATACTTGATAAATTATCGCCGTATTTAACCGTGTAGACATTGCTTGTTGCCGATCCATTGACTTTCAAAACTTGACCAGGATAAATAAGATTTGGATTAGCCAATCCATTTAATGCAGCCAATGTTTGATAATCTGTTCCGTATTGATAAGCAATGCTGGATAACGTTTCACCGTATTGTACCACATGAGTTGCTTCTGGTTGCTTATCAGGAACGACTGTTGCGTCTGGCAATAGTTCAATATCACCTTTGCTAATCCATGACAAAATGCCTTCTAGCAATACTCTGCTTCCAGTTACTTCTTGTACTTTATAGCTGTTTCCTTTTACCCATTGTGGAATGGCTTCACCAGTTGCCCAAGCATCAACATTAAATTTCACTTTGACCGTATCGCCAACTTTAACATCAGAACTTGGTGTTTTTTCAATTTCTTCGCCTGCATCTGTTGCTGGCGTATCCGTTTCTGGTTTATTGGTATCTGTATAACCACTATCCGTAATTCCTGTTAAATCTACGTTACCATCTAAACCACCTGCAATATAAGCGGATGTGAATTGCCAAATACCAATACCATCCATGCTTGGGAAATAAGCATACAATGGATATGGTGACACACCATCGATAGGATACGCAGCAATCCATAAAGAGTTAGGAAACTCTTTGATGATTTGTTGATAGTTTACATGATTTAGTGTAAATGGCTTATAGCTGTAATACATTGGAGTATAGCCAGCCTGTTTGATTCTGCGCATACCGTACAAAATTGTCTCTGTATTTGCTGCTTTTTCGGCATCTGAACTTACATATCCTCCATATCCATCTGGAACACTAGCCAACGCTCCATGTTCAAAATCTAATGCAACGATGGAATTTTTAGGCGTTTGAATACGTGGCAAGAAATAATCCATTGTTGTTTTGGCAATGTCCATGCTACCGAATGTGTCATACCAAATATAAGTGTGTGCTCGTTTGCCTTGAGCGATAGCACTTGCTACTTGTGTTTTGTATGTGTATTGTTCATAAATACCGCTAGTATTGTAGCCACCAATCTGGGCAATAGCGAATTTATCATGTGCATAACCAAAGCGGCCTTGTTCCCCCTGATAAATAGCCCAGTCAACGCCTTGGTCACCTTTTGCAGCAAACACATTTAAAGGCATAAAAAATAGAGCGATTAACGCTCCTACTAAAATTTTCTTTTTCATTCGTTTACTCCTTGTCTTTTAAATTATAAGCTGACACGCCTGTTATTACTCCTAAAAAAGTTGCAATAGCATTGATAGTTAAAACAGCCATATCTGTTTGTTGCCAACCGTAGGCTTTGCCTAACGTTGCTACTAAAACAGAACTAGCAGGAAGAACGGTTAGCACTCCCCATTTGATGATTTTGTAATACTTGTCTGGTAGTATCATTTTCAAATTCCTCCTAAGTATTTCGTGATTAAGTAAACAGCAACAGAAACCCCGATTCCCGCAATTGTTCGCCACGTCCACTTTTGATTCTCTTTTATTTCCGCAATATCGCCTTCATTGTTTTTGGCCATTGAGAGCGCTATGTCTGCTTTCTCTCTTAATTGTTCATGATTATCCAACTTTGTCTCAATGCGTGCCAAACGATCGACGATTTCAATTAAAGGCTCATCTTTCAAATTATCGTCTCCATCCCTTTAACAAAAAAACCGCCTAGCTTTTGCTAAACGGTTTTCCTGTCATTTTAGTAAATTCCTCTTCTGTAATACAACTAGGTACAAATTCTGCGACCTGTTCAGGAGTAAACAGCCCCCAGTCAAACATTAGCTTAATGTCATCGTATGAATACATTATTCTGCACCTCCGATTTGTTCTTTAATAGCGTCAATTTCTTTTGTATTTTGAAGTGAAGTAAGCATTGTTTTAGAATTGATTTGTGCTAGTAACTCTGCTTTAGCAGAAAGTTCTTCGTTTGCTTGTTTTAAAGCCGAATTGTCTACTTGTAAACTAGCAGATAGATTTTCCAACAAACTCAATTTTTTAGAATAATCTTGTGTTACAGCTTCTTCCCACTTACTTTCTTCAAAGTTAAAAAATTGTGACTGCTCATTGGCTAACCCTTCTAGCGGTTGTTCATCAACAAATGGTAAAACTACCGAATATGTGTCGTTAACTTCTTGGGCTTCAAACCCTACTGGATATAAAACTTTATAAATTGTTTTCATCTATGTCATCTCCAATTATGCTTTTTCTAAAACGTAAACTGCTTTAACGGTATATCCTTTTGAACGACTATTTGTTGAATTATAGTCGTCTCCTTGCAATCTTAAACGCCCACTAACATTTGCAAATTTAATTTTCTTTAGAGCTACTTCAGGAATAGAAGATGCTGCTGAACCACCATCATAAGAAATTAACGGTTGGTAAAAGAAAGTACCTAAACGAGTTTGTGGGAAATTAAAACTATGTTCAGAATAGGCGTACCGTTTATCGTTTCCTGCGCCAGTATAGCGACCGATCAATAGAATAACTTGACTGATTTTAGAAAATTCACCTAGATCACGATTTTCAGAAGCAGCACAATAAAATCCCTCGCCCCAATTTTCATAAGCAGTCCGCCAAATTCTATCAGCAGTGACTATCTTTCCTCCTATTTGAACGCCATCTTGAAAATTTTTAGTACCTAACACCGTCTCATTACCTACAGCTTTCACTAATTTTCCTTCAACGCCATCAATGGCATCTGCGTGTGTTTTCATGTACTTAACGACACCGTCTTCTTTTAACTGAACAATATCTGCCATTACACTTCCCCTACCTTTTCAAACGTAATTGCTGGCAATCCATCTAGTTTTGTTTTATCTTCTTTAGACATCAAGCCATTTTTTATTGAGGTTGCAACGTCTGTCGTTGTTGCGTTTTGCCCTGCTGGACCTTGCGGACCAACGTCTCCTTTATCTCCTTTTGGACCTTGTGGACCTGGGTCTCCCTTTTCACCTTTTAATACTTCTGGTTTCCCTTCCACAGCATTCCAATGTGTTTGAGGAAATACCGGTATTCCTCCTTGTTTTAATTTAACAATATCTGTCATTGTACTTCGCCTACTTTCTCAAACGTAATATCAGGTATTCTGTCAATGGCTTCTTGAACTTTTTGGTCAACATATTGTTGATTCACTCCGCCGCCATCGCCACCACCAGTTGCTGAAATAACCCCATCTTCTGAAATAGAGATATTCGCTCCAGCGGTATAACCTTTCAACTCTTCCAGTTTTGCTTTTAGTTCAGTGGTAAAATTTTGATCTGTTTGCTTTACCGCAGACAACGTTCCGTCTTCTGCAATTTCTAACAGTTGGCCAACCTTTATTCCGCCCAGTTCGTCTGTGGTAGCGATTGGAAGAATATAAACGCCTCCCTCGCCATTTGACAATCGTTGAAACATTTCAGCAGTGATAATACCGTCTGTTTCTTCTGTCGCATAAGGAAGTTCTGTCAGTGCATTTTCTAAGCCTAAATCTGCTTTAGTGATAATTACTGCCCCAGTGTATCCATTAACAGATAATACTTTTGATTGACCCGCAATAATTTTTTCTAATCCTCGAACAGCGGATGCATGTGTAATAGGATAAAACTGACGTTCCACGCCATTTTCTTCGGTTTCCATCATTCGTTTTACTTTAACCACTTATTTCACCCACTTTTTCAAACACATAAGCGTTCTGTTTTGTATCATCAACTGTTGCGATAACCAATGCCCCATCAATCGCAGGATAATCAACTGTTCCAACAATTTCTGTTTCATGATTCAGCGAGAAAGCATCATCTTGTAAAATAATCAAGTCACTTATTTCGCCATATTCTAACGCATACAAACGTTTTTCTAATTTCTGATACAAATATTCCATATCTGCCAATAAACGTTCAGAAATCGAATTGTGGCGCACTCCTTGAATGTCTACACGTGCATCCATTAGCTCGGCTAACATCGTACCGCCAGGATCAATCGTTTTTAAAATATCTTTGATTGATTCGAACCATGAAGTGAAATCTGTTTTTTGCGCATCTCGCCACGCTTCGAACTCATCTTTTCTGGCATTCATCCAATCAGTAAAATCGCCCTTATTTTCGTTGATAAAAGCGGTCATGTCCGCGATTAAATCTTCAATGGACTGCCAATAAGAACCCATTTCACCTTCTGTTTTCGAAGCAGCATTCACCACAAAGTAAGAAAAGTTTTGCGTTGCACCTATCAGGTTATCACCTTTATGAATACTGAAATATGCTTCTTGTCTGTGTAACGACTGCATAGAATATTCATCAAAGGTATACTGAATAATCCCTTTTTTGGCATTCACAATTTTTGCTGAACGTTGAATCGGATATTTATTATCAATAACCGATTCAAAAAAAACTTCGCAACCTGTTAAATCAAGTGGCAAAGCATTTTCAACTAGTATGGCTTCTAAGACTTCTGTGTTTCGATTTCCTTGTCGTACATTCTGAATCCCAATGTAATTGTAAGGTTCAGTTGTACTTAGCGTTGCTTGCCATTTAACCATTGAAAAATCCTCCTTTCGTTATTTTGGTGGAATAACAATCGATTGAATAGAATTAGCAAAATATAATCGGTCATATTTTGCGACAATTTGCCCTTGCTCGGCGTTCTGTTCTATGGTTTGGATACGTCCGTTATTTAAGCCGTAAATCACGCCCGTGTGACCATATGTTGGGTCTACTGTCCAACCTGTTCCCCATTGGCCACCTCGTCTAATATTGACGATTGCTCCTACTACTAAATCTTGATACGTTGGATTTTGGATTACTCGCCAACCTACCGCATTCCAATCATATGCTTCACCAATATCTGCAGCAGATGATGTATCACCAATTACATGTGAAAAGCCATAAATTGTTCCTGCACCTAAACCGCAGCCGCCCATAAAACCAGAATATTCGGCTGGAACGGCATAACATTGCCCATTACCAAGCCATTTGCCCATTAAGGTCTCCAAATGTTCTATCCCAGCTTTTCCTGTTGCAGTAGAAGCTTTCAAATCTTTGAATTTGTCATACCATGCTTGTGCATAGTTTTGTCTTTCTGGATGTGCTGCAGCTGGACGTTCAAAGTTTAACTCAAACGCATAAGCAGCTGTTTTAGGTGAGCTGACAACTTTAAATTCATCAACTGTTAATGGATTTACTTGTCCTAACCATTGCCCATTGAACATACACCAATTAATTAATTGAGCTTGGGCTAATGACGTCCTATAGTCTTGTTTGATACCTGCAGCTGCGATTAAGCGTTGTACATATTCTCGGCCATTCCAAGTTGGTGCGCCTACCAATGGATATGCTGAACCGTCCCATTGAACCCATCCGTAAGCTGGACCGCCTATTTGTTCGGTATCTGGGTTCATACTTGGACCAACTTCTCCTTGTACATTTCCGAGGATACCTGCAGCAGCTGCTTTGCTGTATCCGTTAGCTAATAGGTAACTCCATAAGTCCCAAGCAAATTTATCTGCATCGCTTGTAACTTCTGATGGATAACCACCTGTACCAGCTCCAGAACCACCACCACCATTTTGACCAGGGATAACTTCTTTGCCATTTAAAAATAACTTTTTAGCGTGAATCGTACTATCCTGACCATCTATTCCAATAAAATAAAAATCATTTCCCAAATGAAATTGCTGTCCCCCTGCAATAGCTATTCCAGTACCTTTTTTATTAGAAAAACCAATAACGTTGGTCTTTGGATCATCACCAGTTATGAGAAGTGAGTTACCATCTTTTATAACTGGATTTCCGTTTTCATCTCTTAAATCAGGAAAAGGATTTCCTTTCGTACCAATTGTCCCAATATGACTAGAGCCATTCCAAAATTCCATCCCTTTTTTAGTCAATTCCATGATTTTTTTCTTATTGTTCCAAATTTGCAAAGCACCAGCTACTAATTTTAGTACATCGCCTGTTGCATTATTAAAGCTTGTTTGTAAAACATTCGCGTTAATAATGCCCACTTTAATAAAATCAGCAACGATTTCTCCCTTAGAAGTCATAGCAAGTTCGAACGGACCATTCACGCCGTTGGAGGAATAACCCAAACCATTTAAGTTCCAGCGCCACACACGTTTTGCAGTAGCTACTTTGTTTTTGTCCATGATAAGAATTTCAGACGGGGCTTTTTCTGGACGAAAAACGACATGTCCACCACTGTTTCCAGTAATCCATGCCGTTGCATTTAAAACATTTTGTACTAATGTTTCTGTCCGATTATCAATTTTTTGTTTTAGCTCTTGAGTTTGATTATTTACTGTTGAGGTGTAAAGTGATAAATCATTCCCCAAAACAATATTTTTAAATTTACCTAAAGTCGGAAACCAAGTATATTCCACCATGCGCTCCGTTACTTCAATATCGACTTCTTTTGCTCGCACATGTACTACATCACCAAAATGCAAAGAAGAAAGCTCTTCGTACATGTCTTCATACTCCAAGGTGTGTTCTAATGCTACCATGCTAATAGTGTGCGTTACTTTCGGTTCATGAATACGGTCTTTATCGAACAATGACTGGCCCCATTTTTTAAGCTCATCAACTGTTTTACATTCCGAATTTTCACGTTTTCCAATTCTTCGATTACTATCATTTACACCAGCAATTTCTAAAAAACCATACGTGATTGGCTCCTTATCTTGGTCATAATCATTGTCTGGTACACCACCAATAAGAAAAAGACTGTTTATAATTGATTCGTCGTCATAGTCCTCATCTATAGCTTCCAAATTAATTCCAAAATCAATTCTAAAACCATTATCTGCTCCAATTTGTTTTACTAATTTCAAATTAAAGTTATCCATCTCTAATTCTCCACCAGTAACACCTGTTAAATTTTGGTTGCCATTGTTAGAACCAATAATTGCATCAATTGGTCCGACTTGTTTTGCTGTAAATTGATGTGTAGTACCGACATTCGACAAATAACTAAACCGTTGCTTAAACGTTAATGCAGATTTTAAATTGTTCATGATTTGCGTGCCATTTCCGTTAGCAGTAAATGAATTAATAATGAAATTCTTATTTGCCATAAAACCAATGTGTCTTGCTGTCACTGAAACTGACTGCAGATTTTTTTTAATATTGTAAATCTCAAAATATTGATATGACCCATCTTCAACTTGTGCCTTTAAAAAGTTTCCCTTTTTTAAGTACGAGCGATATTGGCCATCTCTTGCATAGTTACCATAGAATCGATACGCACCATTTAACACACGGTTAATTTCTGGTAAATCTTGCCAATCTGGCAAAGCCATTCCGTTATCATTTAAATTTTCAGGAATAGCCGTATATGCATAAATAAAATTTTGTGTCATAAATACGCGCTCCTATTCCAAAACTTAGCTTCTGTGAAATTTCCTGATATATTTAATGTATTTTGACCAGGATTCGTTTTTATCCAACTACCACGAGTAAACAATGGTAGCCCTTCTTGTATTACTTTTCCTTTTTCGTTATCAATAGTGACGATTCCTGATTGTGTACGCAAAATCGTTAGTGAGTTACTACCAATATTTAACGTAATATCGCCACCTTTTGAATTAATTTCGATATAAGGAAAAGCATTTTCATCACCGTGATCAGTAATTTCAATTGATTTTGTTTTAATCACTTTTGGTTGTTCGTTTACTTTTCTTTTAAACGGTTGACATCTAAATTCAACGTTAAAGGTATAAAAAACACCCCATTCATTTTTGAATGAAGTTGGTTTACTCATTGTACAAATAGCATCTAAATATTTATCTTCATCATTGTGAGTAATAAGTTTACTTTTACCAGTTAACCATCTTTTGACTGCCGCTAAATTTTCATATGGAATAGTTACATCTTCAATTTCATAATCAAAGGGTTCATAATCATTGAACGTTTCATTAAATTCACCACTTCTTCCGATAATCGAATACGTTTCATATCGTTTATTTGGTAAAACCTCTGACAGCTCATTTTCGATAATGCACCCCATATCACGAACTGCATTCAAATCTTTCCAAATGAAATTTGGTTCATCAGGATTCATAAAAATCACGTTGGAACACCTCCTAAGTCATAGAAAGCTTGCGCACTTGCTTTATAAAGCTTGCGATTCATTCGATCTAACTCACTCGGATTATTTGCATCTACTTGGCCAATATGAACATGTTGCTCAATAGTGTTGCCACCTTTCAAAGCACCACCAATTCCACGAGCTTTTTCTTCTGGTGACAATGGAGTTACTGTTGTCTTGCCGTTTTTAGCGGTTAATAGTTCAGGACCAGCTTCACCAACAATGGCTTGACCATTTAGAATCGTTCCACCTTCTGCTAAATAAGGAATTTTTCCAATATGAAATCCTTTACCGCCAATTCCTGGCACCCATTTAGGTATTTTTATATTATTTAATCCACCAATAAATCCATTGATTAACGTAATCATGGCATTGATTGGGGCTTTAGCTACTGCAGCGATACCTTCAAAAATACCACCAAAAATGTCAACAACACCTTGCCACGCTCTTGACCAGTCTCCAGTAAATACTCCCGTTACAAAATCAACGATACCGCCAAAAATACGCTTAATTGCATTTACGTAATCGCCAATAATTTTTGCAGCCCCATCCATGGCACCACCAATAAATCCTGTGATGAAATCAAAAGTAGATTTTGTCGTATCTTTCAAAACATTAAATACTCCAACCACAATATCTTTAATTACTTTAAAGGAGGTATTGATAAAATCCCTAAACCAACCGATTTTATTATATGCAACTACAATTGCAGCTACCCAAGCGGCAACCGCCGCAATTACTAAACCAATTGGTGACGCAATAAAAGCAATAACTGGAATCAAACTACTAATAGAACTAGCAAGTGTTCCTAAAACTACTAATACTGGACCGATAGCAGCGGCGATTCCTCCAATTACCACAATTAACTGTTTTGCGTTTGGAGATAAATTCGTAAACCATTGTTGTAAATTTTTTAACCATTCAGTTAGATTTTGCAGACTAGGAGCCAATACTCCTAAAATAGTTTGGCCTAAATCATTTAGAATTAATTTGATGTTATTCATTGCAACTTTTGCTTGGTCAGGGGGATCTTGCATATCATCAAATGTTTGATCTAAAGCTCCACCAGCTTCTTCTAAGGCTTTTACATACTCATCAACTTCAAAACGACCACCTTTTATGGCATCGGCTAAATCTGGACCTGCTTTTGAACCAAAAGCTTCAATTGCAAGTGTGGTAGCAGAAGCAATGTCAGGCGCATCTTTTATTTGTTGCATAACTTTCTTAAATTCTTCTCCTGAATTTTTTCCTTCTTTCCCCCAGTTACTGATTGCTTTTTTCATACCAGAAAATGCAATTTCAGTATTAACACCAGCTTTTTCCCAACCAGCAAATAAGGCGATTGCATTTTTAGTATCAATGCCCAATGCACGCATTGGAGCACCATATTTCGCTAAGTTTTCAGCTAATTTGTCTACACTAATACCAGACTTTTGACCAGCAACTGTTAAATAATCTAAAACCTGATTATATTTATCTGCTTCAATACCAGCATCACCCATAGCCCTTGTGACTAATTGAATAGCTCCTTCTACATCAGTTTTATTTACTGTGGCAAATTTTAAAAAATCATCAGAAGCTTTTTCTAATTTTTCACCAGTAAAACCAAGTCTTGTATTTACTTCACCTACTGCAATTCCAACATCTTCAAAACTATCAGGAGCATTAGCTGCTACATTTTTGAATGATTCCTGTAACTTTTCTAATTCTTTCCCTGTAGCTCCAGTTTTAGCCGTTACAGTATCCATTCCTTCATCAACTTCACTAAAAGCTTTTATAGAAGCTGTACCGATCCCTACAATTGGCGCTGTCAATCCAATACTCATTTTTTTACCAACTGACTTCATTTTGTCACCAGTTTTTTCTATTTTGGCAAGTTTTTCAGCTGTTTTTACTGATAAATTACCTTGTTCTTTCAAAGCTTCATTGGTACTTTCCAATGCAGAACGCAGTTTATTTTCACCTGTTTCGGATTCCAATAAACGTTTATACAGCTTTTGTGATTGCTCTGAATATTCACCAGTTTCTTTTACTGATTTTTCGTATTCTTCACGTAATAATTTTGTTCTTTGTTCAGCTAAAGATAATTGTTTTTCTAATTTTTTCTTTGTAGCTGTTAGTTTTTCAGTTTGAGTTGCATTTTTATCCATTGCGGATACCTGGTTTTTGTACTCGGTAGCCGCTAAGTTCATTTCTTTATTAATGTCTTTAATTGTTCGTGAATAGTTTATTTCCCCATTCATCTTAAAATTTAAGACAACATCGGATTCTTTCTTTGACACGTTAGCGCTCCTTTCCTACCACCAAGGACTTTTATCCATTGTCACACTTCTAGGTGGTTCAAACTCCGTATTACTTACTAACCACTGAATATATGACTTAAGCCACAAGTTGGGAGTTGCTTTTAAAAAGAAGTCCTCACTCCATCCCAAAAGAGTGAGAGCTACATATAAATAAAAAGCCCACGGCGTTCCTATTTCCGTTGAGGCTTTTTCTTTTGATTTTTCCTTTTTTTCGGAGTTTGATAATCTTGTGGCTTCTTGGATTTTTTTAAGTCTTCAACTTGAAAATTCTGCTTTGCAAATACTTCCATGCATGCACCATAAATTTCAACAATTGTGGCACTCATACCTAAAAACTTAAAAATGGTTTCTGGCGTTTCTTCCAATCCACCAGTTCTTAGCATGCCATAAATCAACGCACGCATAATTTTTAAATCAGAAGCTGATAAATCTTTTGATGAAATACGACCACCGCTTTTGTTAATCATTTCATTCATATCTGCTTCAAATTTTGAATAGTCATCATCATAAACATCAGCAATATACTCCATTGTTTCCATCGTTAACAAAATGGGAAACTGATGCCCTTGAATAGTAACTGTGGGTGTATCTGAAATAACAATCCCATAATCCGCTAATTTTGCCATTATTCACTGCCACCTCCACGTGAAGGACCTGCTAGTTTCTTCCATTGTTCTTCGTCATAAACAGGTTGTGCGATAAATTTTTCAAATAGTTCAATTGAAGCACTATCCCGATTAGAATCAAAACTTGAATACATAACATTATTGTATGTTAAACCAGTTGAAACAAAGTTAGCAGTTACATCATCAATTTTGGTTTCATCTTCTGCAGTAGTGTATTCTTCATCAATAACATTTGATAACTGCGTTTTAGGATACCAAACAGCTTTTTTTCCACCATTTTCAATATTTCCGATAAACCCAAAGGCAAAATAAGGAAATTCTCGCGCAGTGTTTTTACCAAAAGTCACTCCACTTTGAGCGATTAATCCTTTTATTTCATCCATCACCGCAATAGGAATGCCCACATGATCTAACGCAATTTCATGTTTCGTTTCGCGACTTACGCGTCGGAACATTTTACTTGATGCCCATTTTTCTAAAGCTGTTCCATTCCCTTTAATTCCCAATTTTGTGGCTATTGGCAAACGAACAACCTCGCCAAATGCTGGTTCTGTACCTACTGCATCTTTTGTGGTCATCATGGCAATTAAGATGTCATCTAAGCCTTCAAAATAATACACATCTTGTTTTCCCAATTTACTCATCCTTTCCATAAATCTAATATTTGTTGAGTCATAATTTTTTCAATTTGATCTTTATTTTGTTCAAATGTTCCACTGGCAAAATGTTGCGCTTTTTGATTTACTGTTCCGTTTTCAGCGAATCGCCAGTAAAAGGCTGTATCTTCAAAAGCTACTTGTACTTCATCATCTTTAATATTTACTTTCACTTGATCAACCATGTGCTTCTTTTTTAGAAGCGATTTAGGTATATTGGGTAGTAATTTTTCCATATAAAAATTAGCTGCAGTGGTTAATGATTCTATTGATAATTTTGTCGCATCTACTTGCGAAAGCTTTCCTAAATAGTCTGCCATATCTGCAAAACCATTATTATTTTCCATCTTCAATACACCTCACATATGTGTAAAAATTCGTCACAGTATCATCATTTTCATCGCCTTGAATGCCTACAAAATCAGTGTAAGGAATACCAGCTTCCTCCAATGCATTTTCTAAAGCAATTAAATCCTTTTCAGTACCTGTTGTATAAAAAGAGATTTGATAGTAGGGCATTCGTCTATGCACTTTAGACGATGCCATTTTTTTACCTTGACTAACATTTGAATAAACAATATATGGATAGTCCGTTTCTTTTTCCGCTTTATCACGTGTCACAGGTACGCCTACTGTTTTTAGCGCTGCCCTTAATTTTTCAAAACTAATCGACATAAGCCAAACTCAACTCCATTTCTCGTTTATCCATATTTGTGTAAATACGAGTGATTTTATAGGTCACAGAATCGATTCTAACAGCGCTAAACTTTTCTGTGATAGATTTATCCAATCTCACTTTAATCCGTCTGACAACGTCTGTTTTGGCTTGCTGTGAAAGATATTTTTCTTGTGCAGTTACTCCAATATCTTCGTACCATAAAAGCCTGTTAAGTTTATAAGTTGTAACTACTTTATCGTTCGAATCTGTTTCTTCTTTTACATTTAGCAAGTCCGCTTTCCAACGAAACCTATTCGTCTGCCTCTTCGGCATGTTGAATCACTCCTTGGATGATAAATGGCGTGATCGCATTCAACGCCTTATCTAATTCATCTTCTGAAACACGATATTCATAAGCAATACCAGCAACCATCAAAATTAAATATTCTTCTTGCCCTCCAGTTGCAGTTTTTACATAATTTTTTGCCATATTTAAATAAAAAGAGAGCATGGAATCATCCATCCCCTCTTCAAAATGAATATGTGCTTTGAATTTTTCTTCTAAAGATAATGTTTCAGCTTCGTTATTCACATTAACCACCTACTGGTTTTGTAATTTCATAACGATAAACAGCTGGCTCGAATGGTGAGTAAACTAATTGGCCATCTAACAAGTTGTAAATTTGGAAACCAACTTGATTTTTTCCAGAGAATTTTTCAACCAATTTTTGAATTTCTAACGCTCCAATAACTTCTTGAATTTTGAAAGCAGAAAAATCACCAAAATATAATACTGGTGTATCTGGTTCACCTTTTTTATCTGCTGCATCGGTCCAATCAACTGGATAACCAACTAATTGATAACCAATACCACCTTCTGCTTGCGTGAATGGTCGTAACAATGGGAATCCATCATCTGTTTTCATTTTTTCAATAGCTGTTAAAGCTGCACGATTAATAATAAAACGACCTTTTTTCATTACTTCTGTTACTGGTGTATTTTTAAATTCAATCAATGCATCATATAATTTTTGACCAGCACCTGCAGCTGTTAAATCTACAGGTTTTTCAAATGCAACAGCTTTTTTAGCTAAAGCTCCTGGGTTTTCATTTCCTGCATCGTCGCCATTAAACATATAATTAATTTCTTTGCGAACATATGCTTTTTTCAATTCTTCTACAACAATATCTTCTACTGGCACACCAGACATTTTTAATAGTTTTTTCGTTACAGTTGCCAATGCATCAAATTCTGCTGGATCAAGTAAAATTTCATCAAATTGAATCGCTGTTTCAGTAATATCTGTCGTACGTTCTTTTTTGTTTACATTAGCTTCTGCTTTTTTCACAAGAATTGGATACTTCACATCGCCAGCCGTGCGAATCACCGTTCCGTATTTACGCAATAAGTTTTCTTCTTGAGCATAAGAAATCACTTCTGATGCAATCACTTCTGGTACTGTCACTGAACCATTGCCTGTTTCAATACCTAATGAACGTGCTTCACTTTCTGAAATATTACCAACAACGAAATCGGCAAATGCTTTACGAATTTGTTTTTCACGTTGTTCATTAGACATCGCATTTCTAGCCTCCATTCCTTCATGAATTGTGCGTAACAAGCCATCACGCTGTTCTTGACTAATCATGCCGCCACGATTTTCTTCATTTTTATCATTGTTATTTTCGTTCGTATCTTTCTCACGATCTTCTTTATTTTCATCATCAGTATTATCGGATTTGGCGGTTCCATCATCGCCTTTACCATCACCAGATTCTGAATTATCATCCCCTAATTCAGCTTTAATGGCTTTTAATTCATCGATTAAACCATCGATTTCTTCATTAACTGAATCTAAATCTGCTTCACGCACTTCTCCAGATTCAATTTTGCCTTGTAAATCACTTAATCGTTTCTCGTGACGAGCTTGTAATTGACGTAATAATTCTTTGTTCATAATAAATTCCTCCTACGCTTCAAGCGCTGTTTTGATTTTTTCAATTAATTTTTTTCTAGTTTTAATATCTTGCTTCATTTCTTGTTTGTTTCTTGCTAGTGCTGCTTCTGTATCTTCGTAAGCAGGTAAAGAAACAATAGAAACTTCATACAATTCGACTTCATGGATAGTTCTTAAAACTGGGTCTGAACTATAATCCCAAGTTTCTTCCGTTGGATAAAAACCAAAGCTACACTGATTAATGTCCCCACGTGACATTGATTGAATCAAGTCATTGGCAACAGTTGTATTGGGCAACTCAACTTCAAATCGTAGTCCCTTATCATCTTCTTCAAGTTTCAAAGTTCCACTTCTTGTGCGCCCTAATACTTTGCCCCAGTCATGATCGAATAAACAACGAACATCAGAATTTGACAAAGCACGACTGAAAGCTCCAGGCTTAATCACTTCATTTAGGCCTTCCCATAATTCTGTTGGACTATTAAACACCGCCGCATAGCCAGTAACAATCTGTGTTTGACTATCTTCTTCGCTTCTTGTTTTAAGGTTTGTGATGTCAAATGTCCGAATTTCCTGTTTCTTCATTCTTACCACCTCCCTTCAAGTCATCCTCTGTTGTCAATGAGTTATCGGTAGCATTCTTTTTGCCGATTTCCGTTAAATCATTTGAAATATAGACGGCTTGTGTTGCTTCAGTATTTTGTCTAGGAAAACCAAGCATTTCTGCCACATTATCAGGACTGGTAATACCAGTTCGAACGATGTTGTACCCAATATTTGTTTTGGTGGAATAAGGTACAAAGTCCAAAATATTAATTTTCCATTCCACTCGATAACCAGAATTAGGCATAAAAAAAAGAGCCGAGTAATGCTCGCTCTTATTTTTTAATATTGGTTTAATTGCTTTGTTGTGCAGATACATCATTGCTTTTTCAATATCTGTTCTCATTAATGCCTGATAAGTATTTACATCTATTCCTAGAAATTTACCTAGGTCTTTTTTGTAAACACCCAAATAGTTAAGAATAGCTGCATCATCAATTGGGCTTTTTAAAGTATCAATTGAGTATCCTTTGCCCAAAGGAATCATTTTAACTGAATGACTATCATTATCTTGCGTTTCTTCCAACTGATTTAAAATAGCTTTTACTATCTTTTGTTGAGCGCTATTATTTGGATTGATATGCGCATCCAGCTTTAACAAGAAAGCGAGCAAACCGCCTTTCTTATATTTTTCTGTCAAAACCTTTTCAGCACTTAAAACACCTTCTAGTGTGCTTTTTGCAAGATCAATAATTCCAGCACCTTTTAAGGAATCCACACCAATGTTTTTTATATGACGAATCATACTCCCTGGTATTGGTTGCCCATTCATTGAAAATTTTTCAATCAAACGATCATCTAATTTCGTTTGAACACCATATCCTAAATGTAACTGGTCATTATCTGTAATAGGAAAAGCTTCACCATTGATTAACAATGTATTTGTTTCAAGCTTTGCAAATTCAAAACCAGTTAAATAATCATTAGGATTTTTCAATATGTTTAGCAAGAAATGGTTTTTGACTTCTTCGCCATCAGGGCCAATTACTACTGGCTCTGCTAGTGCAACTTGATTAGAAATATCTTGTACCAATTCATAAACATCAGACGATTCCATAATAGAAGAATCGTTAACAAAACGTTGTGAATATCTTGTTACATTGCCATAAATATCTTCAATCCAGCCACGCTTTTCCAAAAATCCATATACAGCATTTGAAAGTCTATCTCTTAGCTTCAAAATCTCACCGCCTTTCTATTATCGATAGATAGAATCTAAATATTCATCCATATCATCTTCGTTGACATCAATCATTTGATCCATTGTTTCCTTATGCGCACAAAGAAAAGCAACAAATCCATCGATCTTTTTCTTTGACTGGTTTTTACTTGGTACTTTACGACCTTGAAAATCCATTTTGACAACCACATTTAAAGCGCAATACAAAAATAAAGGATTATCAAACATAATCCTTTGCTCATAAAATAATCGCTCGGCATCTTCAAGCGGCGAGTTCAATACTCTTGCGTACTGATCAACTTGCACACATTCCAAGCCTAAATTTTCTAATTTTTCAACTAATCGGTCACTCATCGCTGGATCATAATTGACTTGTTGAACATCATAAAAATCCATGCAATCTTCAATAAAATGAAATATTTGTTCTTGGTCAATTAACTTACCATCACAAAATTCAACAAATCCTTGTTCTGCTAATTCAGAATACGGCACATTATCTTCCTTTTCTCGAAAATCAATATTTTCACTAGGAATAAAATATAATTGTTTTACTTTGAGTATCGCTTTTCCTTCGGCATCCCATGTAGGAAAATTTAATGATACGCAAGTTAAATCTCGGCTTTTAGATAAGTCCAAACCAATCCAACAAGGCTCCCCACTTAAGTTTCCTAATTCATTTGTGGGAACCAAACACGGTTCCACTTGATCTTGTTCAAAGAAATTATCTGCACCATTCACAAACACATCTAAATGCTTCGTTAAAAATTCAGCTTTCGAGTGAGCGGAACGTTGCGCAGTTTTAAAGGCTGATTCTAAAGCAGACAAATCAACAGATATTCCCCAGTTAGGATTGCACATTTCCCAAACTTTTTTATCTGTCCAATCGTATCCTTTATTTGGTTCATAAATCAAAACAAAGTTTGAATCATTATCATCACGCTTCAAGACTTCTTTTGCTTCTTTATAGACACGAATACCAACCGAACTACTTCCTTTACCAGCTGTAGAAATATTAAACATTAACGGCTGTGGCAATGAAATTTGTGCAGATTTAAAGTTATCGTACTGCTCCATTTTCTCTTGTTTATGCAGCTCATCATTTAAAACAAAATATGGATTGGAACCTTCTATGTTATCAATGTTTTTTGTCTGAACAATAAACTTATTTGTATAAGCCATATCTCCATGTAAATAGTCATACGTAATACTTGAAACGGTGCCTTTTGGACCTTTAAATATTTTAGTCCCATCTAATAGCACTGGATTATTTAGGATAGTAGCGGCAAAAGGCTTAGCAGCATACTGAGCTTGCGCAAAATCAGAAGCACATGCATAGCAATCGACAGATAAGGCACCTTCGCCATACATAGCATACCCCAACGCCCCTACGGCTATTAATGTTTTCCCATTTTTCTTTGGTATTTGTACGTATGCCTCACGAGTAACACGGACTACTTGCCCTTTTTCATTTTCTTTTACCCAGCCATAAATCCAAGAATAAATGAATTTTTCCCATGGCTCTAAAATAAATGGTTTACCTACCATATCGCCTTTTGTATGAACAATAAAAGATTCTACCCAGTCCATCATTTCATTTGCACGATCAACATCAAACCAAATATCTTTTCGTTTCTTCCATCGATACCAACGATCTATTGCTAAACGAACCGTTTTTGGATATTTCTTAGAATGCTTTCGAACTTCTTTCGCAAATAAATCAGCATAATTTACACCAGGTTCAATCATGTTTCATTCCCTGCCTTTTTACGCCATTTTTTCCGATGTTCTGCCAATTCATCTACAGGCTTTTCTTCTGGCCGTTTCATTTCTTCATCTGCTCTAGCTGTTGAACCACCAGTAATTTGTCTGCCTGTTTTTGACTTATTGGTCAATCCTAATAAATCCAATGCTTTCATTTTTTTATCGGCCCAAACTTCGACTTGTTGCGCTAGTGGATGCTTGCTATTGTTAGTAGCTCCAGCCTTGTTTGTTGTTTTTTGGGTTTCGGGAAATCCTTTTTCTTTCCACAGCATGTATTTGTATTGGTAAACTTCAAAAATATCCAAGTATGATTCAATCAATGGATCAAGAGTAATAGTGTATAAATCAGACTTGCGCATAATTTCTAAAATTCGCGTTTTTTCGTGATTAACTTTTTCATCAATAATCGCTTTGCGTTGCGCTTTTGTGGTCATTTTTTATACACCCCCCTTTTATTTTTAAAATTTTTGACCTAACGACACGCGTGACTGCCCCCTACCCTATCCCCCGACAAAAATTTTGAATCAAATTTGATAGGGGGGCTTCATTTTTTAAAATAAGATGGAAAAACTTTTTTCTCATCTGCTTCATTTTCTTCAATCACATGACACTTCGGACACAACAAACGAATATTGTTTGGATCAAGCTTGAGCATTTCGTTCTTCTTGATTGGAATCACATGATGCCGATGTGCTTGCCTTCCAAATACAAAACGGCCACATCTTTGACAGCAACCACCTTCTCTTTCATAGACAAAGTCAGCGACATCTTGCCATTCTTTTGTTCGATAAAATGATTTGTTGTCATGATGATAAACATTGATTGGCTTTTTCTTTTTTCTTGACTTCCTAGCATGTTCTGAACAATAAGCTCCTTTTTCTGTTGTATTAGAGCAACCTTCAAACTGACAATAGCGCATTATTTAGATTCTTTAATAATATTGAGAATTTCACCTTTTGCACGTACAGCACTTGGAATCTCAATACCTTTTCGTTTTGCATATTCACGCAATTCTTTTACATTCATTTCTTCTAATACAACAGATTCATCATCAGACGGAACAAGCTCATCTTGTTCTTCATCATCAGCAGCACTTGCAGTTGTTAATAATCGTTCGCCTTTAATTCCATCAGTATCAATCGTTACATTCCCAACAGTAATTGGTAAACCACCAACATATAAATCAGCTTCTTTACTTAGCATTGATTCAGGATTTTCAGTAACTTCAAAATCAGGTTCTTGGCCTTTAGGAACAAACACATTTCTTTTTTCTTCGGTATCCCAATACTCTGAACCAGATGCTGAACTTCTAATTAATACACGCATTGTTTATCACTCCTTATACATAATAAAATTTAAACTTGCCATTCGAATCAAAAAGCGCATAACCTTTTTTATCAATCACTAAATACTCACCATTGCTATACTCAATGATCAATCGATTATTTTTTATTTTTGCACTTAAAATAAAATGCTTGTTTCTTTTCTTATCTAAATACCTAGGTCTATATACCACGACCTCACCACCTTTCTATCAAACAATTTATAATTTCATGTACTTCTCTATATTCTCTTGTATATGCTTATCTTTCCAACCACCATAACCACAATAAACTAGCTTGCACGCATCGATTTCCTTTGGCGTAGCTTCTCTCATCATTTTGACAATAGATGCATTCTTCTTTATCTGCACAGACATAACAACACGCATCGAATCAGTTGAGCGGTTCGGCTGTGGATATTTATGTGTTAATGATACATACCAATAGCTTTTCATGTTTTTCTCTCCTAGTTGTTTTTATGTACTTGATTCAACAAATTACTTTTTGCTATACTATTTATGGGTAGCAACTCCTTTTTGTAAATAGCAATCAACAAAAATTGTGCACGAATGCTACCTAGCCACTAGATCCCATAGTCTAGTGGCTTTTTTATGTACAAAAAAAGACCACTCATTTTTATTGAGTAGTCTAAAGATTTGTATTAGACTGCCTAGCCAATCTAACACTTATTTAACAATACTAGGTTGCTAGCCACTTTATCCTGTTTCCGCAGGCTGGCTAATTCTGAAAGGAGGTGAACCGATCGTTAAAGTAAGAAACATTTATTGACGATTCTTTTATTTAAGTAGCTATGCTACCTACCGGAACAATAGGACTCGAACCTATACCGACGGTTTTGGAGACCGCTGCTCTACCAGTTAAGCTATATCCCATTAACACTCACAAACCTGTAGAAAAAAGAGAGAGGAAATTCACCTCACTTCTTTAGTTTTATAATTTGTGGTTTGCGAGAGAATCTAAATGAGATCACAAGCGACTAAACGAAGAAAGTAGAATTTTTTTACTTCTTTGTAATCTCAAATCAAAAAAATAAGTAGGCAATCGTTCCGTTAAAGTATTTGTGTAAGTGTGTCGCATTTCTTATTTTTTTGACACTATCATAATAACCCGTTTCAAAGGTATATGAAGTGTAGATAAAGTGTATAAAAGAGGTATAAAAAGTGTAATAAATGGCTACTTAAAAGCAACTAGTTCCAGTGCCGAAGCAAATTGAACAATGATCATATTAGATTCTTGTTTCACTGATTCTTCACTGATACAGTTTCGTTGTGCCGCTAGATAGATTGGATTGCCGTTGATATAACGGTCATAGAAAATTCTTTTTCTTCGCTCAGTAACATCTGGTTTGTGCGGATGCTGAATCGCAGAATAACCTCTAACGAAAAGCTTATGCAAATAATCAAACTCTTCTTGAGCTTCTTCTTTCTGGATTAACATTTGCTCGGCTTCAAAAGTGTTATTGGCCGTTGATGGTGGAACCAAAGAGAATGAAGCTGTTACTTTCGGTTCCCTCGGCTGGCCAACACGACATCTAGCAGCAAGATAGGCAGACAGGAACACACTGACGTTATGTTTAGTTTGCTCCATATCTACGTCCTTTGCATCTGGTGTTTCATATTTCTTTACGTCAAAAAGTACCATCCTTTGATTCCCCCGTTTATGGTATAATATTCGTGTCGAGAATATTACCAATGGTCGGAGGAATCCGGCTTTTTTGTTGTCTTAAATTCCATTTCCCTGTACTATAAATGTATCTCTCTAGAATAATTAACGGAATTTGTAAGGAGCTTGTGAAATGAAAAAGTATTTATTCACTATTCTATTAAGCTTGTTCAGTCTTATCGTTATAACTACTTGGGTTAGTGGTTATGACAATAAGGGATTCCTATTTGCTATTACAGATTTTATAGGTACGAATCTGCTTATCAAATCCCCTAAGTTAGATGAATTTTATATGAATCAACCTTATTCTGTAAGAATGTTTAGTTCATCTTTAATTCATTTTATTTCATATTTTTCTCTGGGATTAATTATAGATATTATCAGGAACTGGTTTAAGTCTCTTAAAACTTAATTGTCTTCCAATTAATGGTCGCTTGGTTATTTCTATTGGCTAGAATTTTGTATTCCTGTATTATTTATGTGTTTCCATCCGAGACAATCCATTTATTTTTTCTGTTGTTAGTTTCATAATTTCAAAGGAGTAAAGAATTCTTTGTGGTAGACCAAATCCTCCATTCCTTTCTCACAAATTCACTGGCTCTTTTTTATAACCAGCATCAATTAAAATTCCCTCAATCACATAAAGATCCGTTTTCTGCTTTAAACTAGCCTTAAATTTCTTGGCAATATTTCTAGCTTTGTCTAAAGAAACGACTTCATATGTTTTAGCCAATGCATCCGCAATTATTGCGGATGTTGGCGTATAATAAATCTCCAGCAAAATGAACACTCACTTTCTACGAGATTATTCTTCGATTTCTTCTTCATCATCTTCAACTGTCTTTTCTGGGAAAATGATGTTCTCTTTGTTTTTGCTCCAAGAATCAGCAAATGGCGCAAAATGTTGGCGTGCGATTTCTACTTGATTGATTAGATTATCAACTGAAACATCATGATCAGCCGCAATTTCTTCTAGCGCTTCCCCTTCATCGATCCGATGCAACACGCCACGAACGTTGATCATTACTGATTCTGGCCATTCGATTGTCGTTGCCTTCTTGATGAATTCGTCAATGGTTTCTTTCGATACTTGCACAGCAACTTCTTCGACTTCTTGCACATCATCGCCCATTTCTAAAGAAGTTTGTTCTTCTTTTAGGACTTCAACTGTTCCGTCGTTATTTACAACATATTCGACATTTGGTTTATTGGTCTGTTTGTTAACTGGTACCTTGTATTCTACTGTTTCTGGCTCAATGGTCGTTGATACTGTTTTGCCTAAAAATTCATTTAAACTTTCATATTTTCCTTTTAATGAAGCATTGCTAACCACTAATAGTACTTCGATATTTCCGTTTGATTTAGATGTCACTTTTTTCACTTCTGGTCTGAAATTCACTTGTTTTGTCATTTTATTTTCCTACTTTCGTTTAATAATTAGTTGCATCTTTCCATTCGTAATCGAAATTATCGGTTATGAATGGTCTTTTTTCGTTTAAAGGCTTAGTTACACCTTGTGTGATCACTTTAAAATCTCTAGCACGAACAACAATCGCTTCAACTGGATGACCATATCTAAGGGCAAATAGACGAAAACGAAGCTTGACGGATTGGTCAATGCCATACACGCCAAAAGAATTTTTAATATCAATGACATGTCTCCAACTCCCATCTAAGTTTTTTATGATGAAGTCAGGTGAATAAGCTATCGCCGAAATTTTGCCTATACCATCTGCAGTTGGTGTAAGTTCAGTTAGTTTAAACCGTGGATGAACTTCAAAAGGTAATCCGCAATCTTTGACAAACTTTGTATAAAAGTTAGCTTCCTTCTGGCTATCAAATGTGTAACCATCAATCGTGACTTTATTTCCTCGCTTATTCAGGGCTGTTGGTGATTGCATTGTTTTAACTCCCTTTCCTTGGTCGCTGTTTCCGCTCGAACTGCTTTTCCATCTTTATTGCATTCAGGACATGGAATAGGTGTTGCATAATTAAATCTGTCTTTGCCCCAAATCACGCGCTGATCTTGACATCTAACACACTTCATTCTTATTTAGCCCCTTTCATCCAGGCTTGATTACTTTTGGTAGCTTTTTCGGTCGGTTCCTTCTTATCAACCCGTTTAATAGATTTCCCTATATGTTTCTTCGGTTTTTCTGGCATTATAATGGCTTCCTTTACTTCTGAAACGGTTCCGCCAGATACGATTGTTGCGATAGCTGCTGTCTCTTTATGCTCAAATAGCACAGCATCTTTTAAATTGGCTACTGGTCGACCATCTTTGCCAAGATAGGCTGAAATTTTCACTACATATGGCATTGAATGATTCCCCTTTCTATCAATTTGTTTTTAAGGCTTTAAAATGCGTTTTAAGCCGTTTTTCTTTCTTTATACCTATTTATATTCACTTGATTGTAAAACTGCTCTACGCTGAATATATTCGCTAAAAATAATATTTTAGATGCCTGCTACTCGTTTGTCTGATGTCCCCTCAATTTTCATCACGAATCCTTGTGAATTACTCATGATGCGAGAAAGGATTCTCTCACCATAGGCTTGACTCATTTCTTTACCAGTTAAATTGGTAGTAAACACTGTTGCTTTATTCTGCCGAGCCTCTACAATGCGGTTTAAGGTGTCATTATTGAAGTTGGTACTGTCATTCCCTTTAACACCTAACTCGGCCCCTAAGTCGTCTAAAACAACTAAATCAGCGCTTTTTATCTCTGCCATTAAGGTTCCTGTTATTGTCTTTCTGGCTTGTTCATCTTTCATCGCAAATTTTAGCTGTTCTAAGAGTTCCGCATAGCTAATAAATAAGCAGCGTTTATCATAGTTTGATTTCTCCAACACTTCCCAAGCCGTTGACATAGCTAAATGACTTTTCCCAACACCACTTTTGCCTGAAAGAATCATATGAATTGGTTTATTCAAAAGAATTTCAGTTGTGGCTCGATTTGCAATTTCAAAAGCAAGCTTGGTTTCTGTGTCTACTGTTTTGTATGTTTTAAAACGACAATTAATTAATTTTTTGTCGGTATAAAGCGAGCTATATTTCAAGTAATTAATCGCTCTGGCTTTCAAACTATCGTTAAACATTTTCTCTGTTTCGAGATCTTCTGCTTTTTTGCGTGCTTTATATCCACATTTCATGCAAGTTGGCGGACATCTATCGGACCCATCTTTGTTTTTTGCACGCCAAGCATAAAGATTTCCATTGCACTCTGGACATGGATTGGGTGTGATATAAAGCAACGTTTTAATCATTTTTGAAAATCCATCTGATGCTGACTGCAT